AAATGACCCCCCACCCCATCAAGTAAAAAACGACCGGGGGGGTGCCCAGAATACCCCCCATTGCCGGGGTAGACAGGGCGTAACGGCCTATGTTACCGTGCCGGACCTTAACCCTATCGGAGAATGAAGCTATGGACAACAAACCCTCGCCCCTGCTGCCCTATGAGGTGGCCGAACTGACGCCCCGCACGCCGATCTGGCTGCGGGCGTTTTGCTTTGTGCTGCAGGCCGCCGCCGTGTGCGGGTTCATCTGGCTGGTGGTCGTCATTGCCGCCTGCGTTGGAGGTGGCCGGTGACGACGGAGGAATATCGCGGCCTGCTGGAGCGCAACAGCCTGCGGCAGGTGGACGCGGCGTGGATGTGCGGGATTGGGGAGCGGCACGCGCGGAGCATTGCGCTGGGCAAGTTCCCGGTGCCGCAATACGTGGCGACGATCTTGATGGCGTATGATGAGGGGCTGATTGATGGCCCGTGGCTGGTCCGGCACATCGACCGGCCGGTGCCGTAAAGGAGGATGATATGACGAAGACTAGGGTAGAGTTGATGGCCGAGATCGAGAGCCTGAAGGGCGAATTAATGATGGCCGAGAAGGCGGGCGAGATTGTCAGCCAGAAGCTGGAGGACATGCGGTTTGAGCTTAAGATGTCCAAGGCGTGGGTTGATAGCGCGCTGGACGCCAATGAGGCCCTGCTGACGGATTTGGCCCGTATCCCCCGGTGGGTGCAGTGGCTCTTCGGGGTGCGGTGGTAGGATGGCCCTGACCGTCTGGTACAAGTGGACGTGCGATATCTGCAAGGGCGAGATCGCCAGTCCGTTCAGCGACAAGACCAACGAAAAGACCTACATGTCGGGGGCGGACTTGACGAGGCTGCCGCCGGTGGTCCGGTATGGGATGCAGGTCGGATACTGGGCCCTGTGCAACGAGTGCTGGGACCCCATTGCGGACGCGCTGGAGAAGCGCGTTGCGGAGATGAAGGATATCAGAAAATGAACGAGTGCTCGAACTGTTTCTTTTGCCGGGTGACGACGCCGTCGCCGCACCTGCGGCCTAAGCTGACGTGCCGTGCGGCGCTGCCGTCCGTGGCGGAGGAGTATGTGTGGCCGGTGGTGCCGGGGGAGGGCTGGTGCGTCAATTACAAGCAGGCCTACCCGGACAAGGTGGCCACTGAGACTGAGGCGGCCATACTGGAGGTTGAGGCCATGCTGGAGGTTGAGATTGCGGCCGCGCCGGTCAAGCCGAGGGGGAAGAAGGCATGAGTGAGATGCCGGAAGACATGGACCGCGCCATGGCGGAGGCCTACCCCGACCGGGTGCCGGACTATGTGCGGACCCGCGTATGGGAGGCGGGGAAGAACTCCGCCGCCCGCATCGCGGAGTTGGGGGCGGAGGTTGCAAAGCTGACTGCCCAGCTTGCCTTACAGGTAAGTTATAACCCGGCAGAATGCCTTACGTGTAAGACCCGCCGCGCCCTTGGAGGTGAGCCGTGACGCACCTTGAATTGCGCGCCCACCTGCCCGTAACGACCCCCCAAGGGGCTGGCCGCGCCATCATGGTCATCGATTACAGCCCAGAAGACCACCTCATGTGGGTCGTGGTGCAGGACGACACGGGTGAAATATGGACGTGGCCCAACCCATCTATTCGCGTGCGGGACAATCTCACGCTGGGCAGGGTCACTTCTTGAGGCCATGGAGCGAATATGACTGACGAGACCGAAGACGATTTAAAGCAGCAGGACACCGGCGCCGAGTGGGCAGGAACTGGCCCACGACGAGCCGGGCCCGACTGTCATGGTATCGTCGGGCATGATCGCCAAAATGATCGAAATGTTTTCCCGCCTGTGGCGGTGATATACAGGATTCACAATGGCAAAGAGCTTGAGAAAAAGGGGCAACCAGCCCCACCGTCCGAACGAGAAGACCCGCAACGCCGTCCGCGAGGGATGCGCCAAGGGCATGACGCAGCCCGAGATCGCGGCCTTCATGGGCATCACCGACCGGACGCTGCGGAAATACTACAAGCCCGAGCTTCGCGAGGGGAAGTATGAATCGGTCCTGAAGGTCGCCGACAAGCTGTTTTCCATCGCCATGGACGACAATCCGGCCACCATCAGCCAGCAACTGGCCGCCAGCATCTTCATTCTGAAGACCCAAGGCGGCTGGCGGGAGGTCAACCGCACCGAGATCACCGGCAAGGACGGCGAGGCCATCAAGATCGAGGCGTCACGGGCCGTTCTGGACCCCCGCGACATGTCGCCGGAGGCGCGGGAGGAGTTCCGTGCCCTGCTGGAAGGCAAGATGGCCGAGATCGAGCAGGACGAGGCCATCGACGGTGAGTATGAAGAGGTCGAGGACGACGACGGCGAGGGAGAATGACCGCGTTTGCCAGCTTCAACGGCGTCGATATCGACATCAAGGCCCAACTGAAGGCCTTGGACCGGGCTGAGTACGAGGACAGCCTGTACCTGTTTCTGACGCAGGCGTGGAAGTACATCGATTCATCGCCGTGGACGGACGGGTGGGCAATTGAAGCAATTGCAGAGCATTTGCAGGCCGTTGCTGATGGAGACATTAAAAGACTTATAATAAATGTACCGCCTCGGTGTGGAAAATCTACAATTACATCTGTTGCATTTCCTGCTTGGGTATGGGCTCAACCTTATCGCGGGCCGACATCGGGCCCCGGAGTGCAGTTCCTGCACGCCTCCTACGCCCAGCAGTTGACCCTGCGGGACAGCGTGAAGTGCCGCAGGCTCATTGAATCGCCGTGGTATCAGGACATGTGGGGCGAGCGGTTCACGCTCAACAGCGACCAGAACACCAAGAGCCGTTTCTCCAACGATCAGGGCGGCGAGCGCCTGATCACGTCGGTCGGCGCGGCGGTGACCGGGGAGGGCGGCTCCTGCTTTGTAGCCGGAACGCCCGTGTCTACGCCGACAGGAATAGTGCCAATTGAAAAATTGCAGGTGGGCGACGCCGTGCTGGCCTTTGACCATTTACTGGGTAGGGTGGTAACATCTAAGGTACTTGCCGTTAAGGAAAGGGCCTCAAGCGACATCCATGAATTACGCACGGCTTCGGGACTGGGATTCGTTTGCACTGGAGACCATCCGGTCTTCTCGCCGTGGCGAGGATATATCCGCGCTGATCGACTGGGGACGGGAGACGGGCTTGTTGTCCAAGGATGGCCGTGTGGTGCTCCTGCGCCTGATCTGCGACCATTGCGGGGAGCATGTGGCAAAACCGCTGTACGAGGTCCGCAAGGCGCTTCTGAGTGGCAGTCGGGACGCATATTGCTCGAAGGCTTGTTGTTCTGCCCATCACGCAGTCAAGAACAGCAAGGCCAAGTGCCGGGAGTGCAAAGTGCCGGTGGCGCACCGGAAGGCTCGGTACTGTTCGGACGCATGCAAAGTGGCTTTTCAAAAAAAGACGCGAAAAAAACGGTCATGCCCGCGTTGTGGAACGCAGTTTGGCATGAAATTAAACGTCTCCGGCATAAAATATTGGACCTTGTTCTGCAGTTCGGCCTGCGCCGACGCGGACCATTCGGAAAAAATGCGCGGATTTGGCAACGCCAACTTCAAAAAATTGGGAAAATATTCAAATCAGTATTTGTTGATGCGCGCGGTGATTGTGGAACGGGACGAAAGTCAGTGCGCGGCCTGCGGGGAGTCGGATGCGTTTCGGCCGTCCAGCATACGGTCGATCCTGCACGTCCACCACATAGACCAGAACCCGCGCAACAACGTTCCGGAGAACTTGATCACGCTCTGTCAGCCGTGCCATGCGCGTCACCATGGTGGAACCCTGACAGTGTCGCCTCTGTTGCCCCTGTGGGCGCAGGAGAGGTCCGCGTCTATGACATTCAAGTTGAGGGCCACAGCAACTTCTTTGCTGGAGGTGTTCTCGTCCACAACTGCATCATAGTTGACGACCCCAACGCGGCGTCGGAGGCCTTCTCCGAGGCCACCATTCAGGCCACCATTGACTGGTGGGACGGTGCCATGAGCACCCGCCTGAACGATCCCAAGACCGGCGCGTTCGTGATCATCCAGCAGCGCCTCGCTGAAGACGACCTGACCGGCCACATCCTGTCGAAGGACGTGGGCGACTGGACGCATTTGTGCCTGCCGATGAAGTATGAGCCCGAGCGGGCGTTCCAGACCCGCATCGGATGGAACGACCCCCGCACGACGCCCAACGAATTGCTGTGGCCGGAGCGGTTTGGCGAGCCGGAAGTCAATTTGCTGGAGAAGCAGCTTGGTCCGTTCAGCGCCGCCGGTCAGCTTC